AAGGTCGGCAGTTTCTGCCACCCGGAGGTCGAGGACCGCATCCGCAACGGGCTGACGTCTGACCAGTTCCTGCGTGACGGCATCCATGTCGACGGCGTGAAGATGCGCCCGGTCGACGTGGACGAGTCGTGGCCGAAATGGATTGTGGAGGGCCACGCACCTGCGTCGTGGTATCGGCCGCGATGACCGACACCTTCGGAGAGCAGTGGTTCTGTCAGCAGTCGCAAGACTTGTTGGCCGAGCTTGGTCGGAGCGTCAAGGATGTCGACGGGCTCATCATCGAGATCGGGTCATGGACGGGCCGGTCGACGTGCGCCCTGGCGAACGCTGTCTACCCTCGGGTGGTTCATGCGGTGGACACCTGGGCAGGTTCGCCTGGCGAGATCAGCAGCGAGTTGGCTGCGCAGCGCGACGTGTTCGCGCAGTGGCAGGCGAACATCGCCGAGTTCACGAAGGGCAACGTCATTGCTCACCGGATGGGCTGGCGCGAGTACCTGCCGCAGATCAGCCAGCCGGTCGCGTTGGTGTTCATCGACGCCGAGCACACCGAGGTCGAGGTTCGCGAGAACATCGCGGCGGTTCTCCCGCTGGTTGCTCCTTCGGGAGTGATCTGCGGCGACGACGTCCACCACGCGCCGGTGCGTGCCGGAGTGGTCGCAAACCTCAAGGTGCGCGAAGTGAATGTCGGCGCGACGTTGTGGTGGTGGCGGCGATGAACATGCTTGAGTTCAACTACGCGCAGGCGTGCCAGACGCCGTCGGACATCTACCTACATCTGCCTCGCATGGTCGAGATCGTGGAGGCGCTCAACGCTCAGCACGTGCTCGAGCTCGGCACCCGCACCGGTGTGTCAACGACGGCGTGGCTGTATGCGTTGGAGCGCACGGGCGGCCGGTTGACGTCGGTCGATCTGGACACCAAGCCGCCAATTGGCGAGTTCGATCATTGGACCTACATCCAGGGTGACGACTGTGACCCGGCGATCATCGACCAGCTCGAGCCGGCCGACATCGTGTTCATTGATACGTCGCACTGGTATCGGCACACGGTGCAGGAGTTGGCGATCTATCGGTGGATGGTGAAGCCGGGTGGCGTGATCTGCATGCATGACACTGAGTTGCCCTGGCCCGAAGGTTCGCAGCCTGGCGACCCACGGTTCCCGGTGAAGCGGGCGCTCAACGAGTTTCTGGCTGAGACGGGCTGGGAGCACATCAACTACCCCGATTGCTGGGGTTTCGCGGTCATCAAGGTTCCGAAGGAGTAGCGCATGGCGATTACCAACGGCTACGCGGACCTTGACCAGTTCAAGGCGCAGATGCGGATCACCGTCAACGACCTTGTCGATGACGCCCGCATGGAGTTGTCGATCGCTGCGGCGTCGCGCCAGATCGACGCCCATTGTGGTCGCCGGTTCTGGCAGGACGCGACAGTGGTCGACCGGCAGTTCTACGCCGACAACTCGCGCATCTGCCACGTCGACGACATCTCGACGCTGTCGGGGTTGATCGTGAAGGTCGATGACGATGATGACGGCACGTTCGAGACGACGTTGACGATCACGACGAACTACATCGTGCGGCCGTTGAACGCTGCGGACATGGTGCCGGTTCACCCGTTCACCGAACTGGTGCTTGTCGACTCGAATGGCGCCGTGTCGTTTCCGGTGCATAGCACGGGCCGTCCGGGCGTGCAGGTCACCGCGAAGTTCGGTTGGCCGGCAATCCCCGACGACGTGACCAAGGCGTGTCTTGTGCAGGCTGGTCTGTTGTTCAAGGCTGATGATGCGTCGCTGGGTGCGATCCAGTTCGCTGACGCCGGTGTGGCGTTGCGGATGCAGAACCGGTTGCATCCCGTCGCCGAGGCGCTACTCGAGCCGTACTGCAAGCCGAGGGTCGGATGAAAAACACAGCAGCCCCCTTGCGGGGGCTGCGTGCGCTGACAGCCATGAGTCAGCACCCTTGCGGGCTTCCGTACATCCGCACGGGGCGTTTGTGTTGATCCAGTCCGCCGTGGTGGACACCAACCGAAGTCGGCTTTAGGGCACAGCCCAGGGCTTGAAGCGTCAATCGTAAACCCGAAGGCTGGTGATTGCAAGTGCCAACAGTGTCTGAGGTTCGCGCCGAGCTCGCCGGGATCATCGACGACAACATCGAAGGCTTGCGTGGTTCGGCGATCGTGCCGGATCAGATGGTCGGCCCGATCGCTGTCGTGTCTCGTCGCGCGTTCGACCCGCGTTACGTGTTCTCGGGATCGAAGGCGCAGTACGAGTTCACGGTGACGATCTACACGCCCCGTGCGGCCGATCGTGCCGCACAGAACCTGCTCGATGACTGGGTGGAGCTGTCCGGCGCCACGTCGGTGATCGCCGCTATTCAGGACGGCGACAACTGGCAGAACGTCGCGGTGGATTACGCGCAAGTGGTGAACGTTTCCGAGGTGCAGTCGGTGTCGGTTGACACCGCCGAGTACCTCGCTGTCCGACTCGATGTAGAGGTGGTCTGGTAATGCCTACGAGCTCGATGGATTCTCGTGTCGCGGTCGGTCTGTTGAACGCGTCGGGCTATGCCCGCGGGTTCTCGGTGACGTCAACAATGGAAGCGCTGGACGTGACGACGCTGGTCGATCGGTCAAAGGCGTTCATCGTCGGCCAGAACGATTCGACGGCGTCAATCGACATGCTGCTCGACACCGTTGGCACGGCAAACCTCCAGTACGACGCGTTGCAGGACATGAAGGGCGCCGGCGCGTTCCCGATGACGCTCGGCGTTGAAGGGTTCACGGCGCTTGACCCGGTCGTGATGCTCAACGGGCACTTCACGAACATCACGCATTCGTCGACGAACGCTGATGTGGTGACCGCTTCGGCGGCGTCGCAGTCGACCGGCAACACCGACCTGGGCGTTGCGCTCGAGGACTTCACCGCTGTCACCGCTGACGGCAACGGCACGGCTCGCGATCTGACGGCGGCGTCGTCCGCTGGCGGTGTCGCCCACCTTCATGTGACGGCGTTCTCCGGGTTGACGAACAACGTCGTGACGATCGAGCACAGCGTTGACGGGTCGACGTCTTGGTCGACGCTGGTGACGTTTGCGACGTACACCGGTGTCACTTCTGAGCGGGTCGAGGTTGCTGCTGGCACCACGATTCGCCGCTATCTGCGTGTCGTGGACAACGTCACCGGAACCGGCAGCACCACGCGTGCGGTCTTCTTCGCTCGTCGCTGAGCATCTGATCCCCTTCCCCCAAGGAGAACCCCATGGCCTTTCGCGCCGGTACTACCACCTTCCTTCTCATCGACGGCGTCAACGGCGCCGGCACGAACGTGTCGGCCTACGCCGACAACACGTCGTGGCAGCAGTCGGTCGAAACGCTTGACGTGTCGGCGTTCGGCACTGCTGCCAAGGCGTTCATCAACGGTCTGACCGACGGTGACACCATCACGATCTCGGGCCCGTACGACAAGGCGATGTATTCGCTGCTCGTCGCCGTGAAGGCCGCACAGTCGGCCGGGTCGGCCACGTCGACGTTCATGTGGGGCCCTGGCGGTTCCGTGTCGGGTGAGGCAAAGGTCAGCGCCGAGACGTGGGTGACTTCGGTCGGCCTGTCAACGAGCGTCGGCGGTCGTGTCGATCTGTCGGCGAGCCTTCAGGTCACGGGAGCCGTCACCGCGACGACGTGGTGATATGACCACCGACTCTCTCGCCGGTCTTGCCCGCAAGGTGCAGCGCATCGAGAAAGAGTTGTCCGACGAAAGTCTGATGCGTGCCGTCGGTTTGAAGGGCAAGCAGATCGGCAACTCGGCGATTCAGTCGGGGGCCGGCGGCGACCTCGCCCTGTCGAACTGGCGGCGCGGTCGGCCGATCAATCTCGGTGTCAGGTTCGACAATGTGAACCCGTCGACGTTGGAGATCGGCCCTCGCCCTCGGGCGCGTGGTGCGGTGAAGGTGCTGAACGAGGGCCGCAAGGCTGGCACGTCTCGCCGCGGCCGTCCAGTGTCGGCGTCTCGCG